TGTCATAACTAGGATTTATTAGTCATACTAAGCATAATTATATATTACGGCAATGTCTGAGATCTATCCTGTATTAATTGGAGTCGCAGCAACGGCTTTCGTGATGGTTTTATCTAATGTTAGTAGAAGAAGAGAAAAAGATATTATCGAATTATTTCGCAGAGTAAATCAACTTGAAAAGGACGTAAGTAGGTTAGAAGGCCAAAACCGTTAATGTTTGGTATGTTTAGGAAAGAACATAAAAAACAATGTCAAAGTTTCTGATCGGTTTGTTTATTAAATTTGGAAAATCTGAATCATTACGCAAAGCTGCTTTAAATCTTTTAAAAGATCTTGCTGCTAAGTCTGATAATGATGTTGATGATGCAATCGTTAAAATGATTGAGGAAAAACTCTTTCCAGTAAAATGAGCATTAAAAAATTTCTCAACATTGATATAGAACCAGCACCTCCAGAATTGCAATTAGAAGTTGAAATGCGATGTAGAGAAATCATGAAGAGCAATGACTATGACAATATAAAAAGATACTGTACCCATCTCATTAGACATCAACTGGAGCAAGATGTTTTTTTAGCTGCAATGTTAGGAAGGTTAGTAGAATTAGAAGCTAATCTTGTTGTAAAAGAAATAAGAGAAAGGAAGCCAAGAAATCCTATAAAAAAGTTTTTTCATATTCCTTAATTTCTTCATCAGTAAAATCTCGTACCAATAAATTTTTTATTTTGTCTATTTCATAGTTAAATTTTAGAACAGCAGTTCTAATGTGATCAGTAATCCACTTCCCATCTTTAAAAACAACTTGAGCCTTATTACTTTCATTAATAAAAATATAATGATCTTGCCCTTTCAGTTGAACATCTAATAAATTTTTCTCTAAATTTTTACGCCTAATTTCTTTAAGTCTTTGTAATTTTTTTGAGTCACTCATTTTGTGTTGATTGTTTTCTTATGTTGCTAAGTGTTCTAGATAAAGCTCTACCTTGTAATCGGTTCTGAATTGCTTTATTCCAATTTTCCTCATCTTTTTTTAGAGCTTGATTGTATTCTTCTTTGTCAATCTTATCTTGTAAAAATTTATAGACAACATCTCTAATCCAAGAAGTAGGTTTAATTTTTAATTCTTCCCTAATGTATTTATCAAATAACTCTCCTCTGTTTATATCTATTAAAACATGATAATACTTTTTATTGCCATGAGGTTTTTTATTAGGTTCAGCCATCAACGTCTTTTAAAATAATATTATCATATTCTCATTCTATTAACTTTTTGATTGCCAAGCTTTAATTAAACGCTCCAATTCAGCAATCCTTTGTTTTGCTGCTTCGATTTTTTGTTGTTTTGTCATATTTTCCCTGGGGAGAGTGGCTGAAATTGTCCCATTCTCTATAATCACGCTCCAGTACATTGATTTGGTATGGGACAAGGGCATGGGACAAGTATAATTGTCTCACGATCCAAAAACAATGGGACAATCTATCTTGTCTCACATAGTTGTCCCACCGAAACTACTTGGTATAATTAAGATTCTTCTAATGGGACAAGATATGCACCCTCTCCCCGTGCGAGGATAGCTTTATAAGACTTATTAGAATCTTCATCTTCTACTACTTCAATAAGACCTTTCTTAATTAATCTTTGGAACGATTTACGAATAGCAGCGTCTTTACCATCAACCATTGGATCGTGAATCATCTGATTAATGGTATAAGTTTCTGGGTGAACTTTTCTTAGCTTTTGAAGAACTTTATCCTGAACAGTTGTTGGAGATTCACTATCGTTAGAAATCTCTGGAGTGTAATCAGCTATAGAGAATGTAAGGTCATCATTCATCTTCATAACCATTTGAGTTCCCATTCTTCCAGACCTAGATTTTTCAATGGTAATAAATCTACTGGAGCGACCAACTTTATTTACCTGTTCCTGAGTTGGTTTAGATAGTTTCCAAGTTTCATCAACAGCATCTCTGATAGCAGATGTCCCTCTAAATCCACCATTCTTATTGGCATGATGAATTATAAGAATTGTAGTCTTAGGGAAAAGAACTCCATTATTTCTGGTAAGCCAATATAAAGGTTGAGCAAAATCTGATTTGTTTTCATCAAAAGCTCTACCACCACTACAGCCAATCAGAGAATCAATAACAACTAACTTAGGATTATGTTCCTGCATTAACTTAATGAACTGAGCATATCTTTGTAACTGCCAATCAGTTTGAATTTTTACGTTGCTATCAACAGGAAGATTTACTTCTTCAAGTTGTTCTTTTAACTGAGAAAGAGGTTGATCTCCATTCAATAAAAGAACTGGCCCTTTTTCTACAGGAACTTTACTGCCCCTAACAAGGAAAGGATCTCCAGTAGCAATATGTTTTGCCATTGTCCAAGCACTCATGGATTTACCATCACCACCTGCTCCGTAAATAAGAACAACTGAAGGAGTGGGAAGAATATCAGGTATCAAGTATTCCCTCTGAATATCTAAAGCATAAAGGTCAGCTAAATCTAGGATACCTTTTTGGCTTTCATATTGAATCTGGTCAACAATAAGTTTTTCCAAAGATGACTGATCCCTGTAGCCAGCTTTCAATGCCAAAGTATTTAACTTGTAGTTCATTTCAGCAGGGTTATCTAGGTCAAGAATATTTTTGGCACGTTTAATGACCTCACCAAAATCAAGAGTAGAGGTTCTAATTTCTTGAACTTGCTTATCTTCAGCTTGGCTAACAATCTTTTTGTTCTCAGCAGAAAATCTATGTCTTTCAGGATCTTCTCTATCGGCAAGCCATATTAAAGTACCTAAACCGATACCACCACTTTTAAATGAATACCAAGCAGTAGTGCAGGGAGTATCGTGATCACCAGCATCTTCCCATTCTGCTGCAAAATCAGGATCTTGAGATGACCAGAAAGACCATAATGCCAAACCCATTTCACTAGGGAGAGCAGAATGAATTGCCATTCCAACTCTGACCCAATGTTCTCTACTACCTAAACCCTGATGAGAAATAACGGAAAGACATTCATGGATAATCTGAGAGATTTCATCTTCAGTTCTATCACTAAAATCTAAGTCTTTTTTATTTTGAACTGGTTTTGGAGGAGCTTTCATCTCGGCTAATAACCAAGCAGGAGCTACAGGTATCTTGAAAAGATCCCCAGTTAATTTGTAGAAGCCTTCTTCTGAACTATGTCCACCGGGGTAAGCACCATAAATAACACCCTGCCTTCTTCCCCAAAGTATTTCATAATTACCACCATCTTCTTTGCGAAGCCCATGACCTTTCACATCACCCCATAAAGCCTCTGGAACGGTAAAGATATACTTTGCTGCGTCTTTCTTTGTGGAAGTAATCTTAGGAGCACCTATAAGCGTTTCAGACCATTTTCTTTTTAATACTGCGTGGTCTTTATCAATATCAAGAATGACGATACCTTTTCCTCTGATTCCTGTATAAAGTCCAACAGCTTGAAGATCAGGATTTTTCTCTATTGCTAGCTCTAGGTCGTGGTTATCAAAATCTCTTTCCCATGATTCTTCCAAAGGATTCTTGCCAGTAGCCTTTCGACCTGACTTCATTAAAGAATCTTTCTTATATATTGGAGCGTAGACTAGGTTTTCAGGGAGAGTCTTGACGAAATTAATAACTGTCATGTATCATTCTATTAGGGTAAGTGAAACCTCTGAACTTCTGTTTTGTTATTGAACAGATTTCGGAGGTTTTCTTAGTTTAGGTCATTTACAAATCAGGGTCAAGCTATTAGAATGAGATTGTGCAAAGATATTTTGCCCATTGATTACAAACGCTACTTAACAATTTCACACTTATGAAATTTTCAGCCACTTTTGAAGAAAAAGTCAAAAAAGCAGAAGAACAGGGTGATCGCCCACTCGTTTCTTCTTATTTAAACCCATCAAAGGTTGATCCAAAAGAACCAGTTTCTTTCGCATTATTGGAAGAAGATCCCCTAATCTTTTGGAAGATCTACGGTGAATCTGTTCACGGTGAAAAAGGTAAATCTTTTAGATTTTTAAAAAAACCTACAGAAGAAGAAATCCTAACCGAAATGGGGGGTTCATATACAAGAGGAACAAAATTCCAAAGTACAGAACCAGCAGATCCAAGAGAAACCTACGTTTGGCCTATTTACGATTACAAGAATAAAATTGTGCGTATTTTAGAAGCAGACCAATATCAAATTCTTAGTAAGATCAGAAAACTATCTTTAAATAGAAAGTATAAAAATCTTATGGCATGGGATCTTTCTCTTTCATTAGACAGAGAAGGAGGTCGTTGGAATTACGACATTCAAATTGAACCACAAGATGAAGATGACCAAGGTGCACTTGAAGCAGCTTGGGAAAAAACCAAATCAAAAGGTTTCGATTTAACAAAACTACTTTCCTATGAAGATCCATTTGGGGGATAATAAGAAAGGAAAACAAAAGGGTAGGCTGCCAGATTAACCTCTGGCAGTTTTTTTTATGTAAAGATATAGTTGTCAAGATGACATATACATGCAATAATGATGATATAATTATGATTTTACAGATGTCTAATCAGTCCGAGGCTAATTCTTTACAGAGAATCACCATTCAAGTAACAAAATCTCAGCATGAAATGTTAAAAAGATATGCTCGCCCTGGAACTTCTGTTTCTTCAATGATAAGAAGAGCTATTGATGAGATGTTTCAGCATAAATCTGTTATACCAGAAGCTCCAGAAATGGCATCATGGAAAAATTTGCAATCAAAAGAAACAATAAATGCAGCGTCTTAGTTTTATAAACCTCGAAAGTTACATTCAAGAAAAAGGATTTATAGTTTTAGATCATTGTTATAAATGCAATAAAGTTAGCTATAGATCCGAGGAGGAAGCCAAAATCATTGCAGCAGATATGCGAGCAAAAGGAAAAGGTCATTCGTACGTTTATGAGTGTCCAAAAGGAAAAGGTTGGCATTTAACATCACAAAAACCTCGAAGTAACAACGTAATTAAATTCAGAAAAAAGTCCCATTCATATAGAAATAAAAAAGGTTGGTAACTTGCAAATCAAACGTAACCCAGTTAAAGTTAAACAAAAATCATTTATAAACAGATGACTCTTGCCTTACCTAAAGATCAGGACAGGCAAACATTATTAGCAGGTTTACGTCATTCATCATTGGTGCGTGATGATTCTGGTCAGCACCGAGTTTATAGAGATGAAGAAGAAAGAGAATATCATTCAGTAACTTCGATTTTAAAACATACTGCTCCTGCCGAACAAAAAAAAGCCCTAATGAAATGGACTAAAAAACCAGGTTCAATAGAGTATAGAGATTTAGCTTGCAGTATTGGTACTGCGGTTCATTCATATTGCGAGAGAATTTTAAAAAGAGCGTCTATACTAGCTATAAATTCAGCAAACAAACGCAATGGTTGGAAAACTTATGAGGATGGCTTGGCACGGCCTAGTCAAGCAATCACAACTTGGGCATTACAAAATGCCATACATGGTAAAAATAAAGTCGAGGAACAATGGGCGTGTAGTGAGTACACCCGAAATATACAACCCTTTTTAGAAGATATAAAGGCCATTCATCTTAGTGAATTTAATGTAAACCATTCATCAGGTTACGCAGGACAATGTGACGCTTTAATAGATACAGAAAACCCTGACGGCCATTCAGAACTGACGATAGTAGATTTCAAAACATACGGAAAGGATATAGATAAACCAGAAAAATATTTACAGGATCACTTATTACAAATAGGAGCGTACAACGAAGGATTATATGAAAAAACTGGAGTCAGAGCAAAAAGAGGATTGATATGTATAATAAGGAAGAACGGATTACAACTTCGATGGGTAACAGCTATGGAGTTGATAGGTTGTGGTGCGTTATTTAAAGAGAAGGTAGCAGAGTTTCAAGAGATGGTAAAGAAAGATTTATTAGTAGCAGCTTAATTAGGTCTAGAGAAATCTTGATTAGTAATAAGAATCCAACGTGGTTTATCTAATCGTTGAAATAATAATTCTGCATCAGGAATAATAAATTCAAAGATATCTTCGGTCTCTGGGTAGTAAAAAATCTGACCTTTGTAAGGATTTTTAGGAAAGTTAATTTTGTTCATGTTGTTTTTTAGCAATTTCGGTATTGATAGTTTGAGCTAAGATGTATGGTTCGTATTTAAGATCTAAGTCAAGAGACTCTCTGGCATATTGAAATTTATCAATATTACCAGAAAGAAAATCATCATCTAAAGCTCCACGTTTAATTTGATATTCGTAGTATTTACCTTTAGGCATAGTTATAGTCCATCATGCCATTTTGTACCGAAGCTAGACATCATTTCGTGATCAGTTGGTTCGTAATCAGGATCTAATCTTACTTTATCTGAATGTGGAAGATCATCCCATTTGAGAGCATCATCACTAAACTTTTTTAATTCAGCAATTACTTCTTGTTGTGTGAAGTTGCGATTGATAGCATTATCACCAAAAGCAAGTTCATAAACTTCTTCAATAAATTGGTCTTTGGTCATTTTGTAATCTCCATGTAAGGTGAGTTAAAGTCATCAAAGTATTCTCCATTATCTTTCCACCAATCGACTATGTAATCAGAATCTAGAGTGATACAAGTGTGATCAAATAGCTCAGGATTTTGAGACATATAATCGTGATACCACTCTGCAAAGTCATCATATAAATCAGGATGAACTTTATAGTGTTTAGCTATTTCAGTAGCATGAGTTAAACAATAATCTTCAAAGGTAATAGAGCTTTGGAGCGTTTCCATCTCTTGCATAACTTGATCAGGTAATGGGTTGTCAATCATAATTCGCTAGCGAAATTCTCAGTTGAAATTAATTTTTTTAAGGTAGGTGTTATTTAATATAGCTCCAATTTTTCTTCGTAACTCATCATCTTTTTCATCTTTAGCTTTATGATAATCTCTGATTAAATCTTGATAAATTTCAGATTTTAATTCAGATTTATGTTGTTGAATAATAGACTCGATTGGCTCGATGTCATACATCTCTTCAACTTTAGAAATCCACTTGTAAACTGTTTTATCGCTTACACAATAATCAGCCGCAAGTTTAGAAGCTATCTTTGTTTTCTTTACATTGGAACGTAACATCTCTGCTATTGCTTCAAATGCTTCATCTCTACTATCTGTAATATTCATGATTGCTCCTCCTGTTTTTCAAAAAATTCAATAGTTGTACTATTAAGATCATTAGTGGTAACTGGTTCAAATTCCCACGGGCAATCGTTATCAAGTAACCATTCGTATAGTTTTGAACTATTCATTGTGCCATCTCCCAGAAAAGACGTTTAGCTCTTCTTGCTGCAATAATCTCAACTTCCCTAGTAGATAGGGAAGGAAATCTTTCTGAGACAGATTGAATCTGTTCATCGAATAGAGATTCTAAAATCTCACTATTAATTGAATTACTCATGAATTTTTACCAAGATGATTGATAGTAGAAGTTATCGAAATTTTTACCTGCTTCTGCATTTTCTTCATACTCAAATAACTTATCAAGAGTATCTTTGGTACGTTTCAAATCTTGATAGTACCAATCGTCATATTCTTCTGTACCAAAGAAACAACCTTCATTATCAGTAGGCAATAATTCCATTGCTTTTGTTCTTTTTGCAACTGGAGTTTTTATTTCAAGAATTTGTTCAATACGATCTAGAAGCATTTTTAAATCTCCTGTAGATACATAATGACGTTGACAGTTGTCATTACCTTCTTGACAGTTATCAACAAAGAACTTATGTATGGCATTAGCTTTTCTCCAAGTAATAATCGGAAAAGTATAAGTTAGATGGTTGTATTGATGTTCTATTGGAGCGTCTTGTAACCCCGTAGCATCAAGAGCATCTTCTAATGCTGAAGATCTTTTAACTTGAACTTCTTTACCTTCTCTCATTTCAACATACTGCTCATCAGTAGGTTGTATGTAGGCTCTTGTAGAAAAAGAACCTTCCAAGTACATATCTAAACCCATTAGTTGTTACCTCCTTTTAGGTTTTTAGCTAATACTTGAAGCATATTAAATAGATCTTGTAACCCATTTTTTAAGGTATGGTTTACATCGCTTTGAGATTTATTTAACATTTGCTGACCATCAAAAGCTTTTATAGTTAGGTCAGTAGATTGAAGAATCCTATTGGACAATTCAGTAATTTTCTTGTCTTGTGCTGATAAAGCTTCTAAGACTTTTTCAAGATCTCTGCTCATAAATTTAGGGTAAGTGAATACTTCATAACAATAGCACATAAATGCAAGCATGGTCAATGCGTTATGATATACTAATATGGTATCTTTGAAGAATTTATGTCCTTAATTAAAACTTTTCTTTTAGAAATCGAAGAACTTGGTTACAATCCCTATAAATTAAATGCCCTATCCGAAAATGATTGGGACGGGCTAATTACAAAAGCTTTAAGTAAAGATAAAAAATTATACGAAACTTTAATTTTAACTAGATGTAAATTAAGGTTAGAAAAAGGGCTTATTTAAAGCCCTTCTTTTTTGTTTTGTAATATCTAAAAACTAGCTCGAAGCTATGCAACATCTCATGTTGAAATACTGCTAGCTTTGTTTCTATTTGATACTGCTCTTCCAATATATCCTCATATCTCTGCATGAAATGAGCTTTAATACTTGAAATCTCGCAAAGTTTTGATTGGATCGTACTCAGCTCCTCAAATAAATCTTTATCATTAGAAATGACCCGTTCAGATAAATTTGATAATTTAGCTAAATCTTCACCTGCCTGTATCATCTCAGGATCAGTAATTTTGTACTTTTTCATAATTAGTAAATAAAAGAAAAGGTGAGATTAACTCTCACCGATAACAAGATCAGCCGCTTTGCTCGCATTGGCTAATGACTTAAATAAGATCTTTGGATCGGATTTAAGCATTGGGCACCAACTTTCTAAATAGGCCGCATGGTTCATTGTGTCTAGGTTAGAAATTTGTAACCTATTACAAACTAGATAAGCTCCAAGTTCAGCAACTAATTCTTCGTTGGCATAAGTTAAGTCTTTTCGATTTAACCTAGACTTATGTTTTGTAGAGTGGATCGCTTCATGAGCAAATGTAGCTAGATAAGATTCGTCATTTTTAAAATTGTATCTTTTGGGAATTACAATTTCGTCAGACGATTCTCTGTAATATGCTCTATCTCCACCTTTTACTAAAGCATTAATTTGCTTTTCCCATTGAAATAAACGATCATGAGCATCTTTTACTCTAACGTCCAATTCTCTAGGTTTAGCAGTTAGAACAGCATCATCAATTAGCTTTTCTAATTTCTTTGATGCTTCATCATCCAAGCCCCGAACATCAGCAACATTGAATACTGGAACGCATTTATAGCTCATAAACTGACCCATTTTTACTTCCCCATTCTCATCCTTTTCTTTTGTTTCAAAAGATCTTTGGATCGGTTGTAGAATCCGAGCAGATTTTGAACCTTTCTTTGGTAGGCAATTAATAGACTTTGCTTGCCCTGCTCCTATAAAGAGCGGTAAATGCCAGCCCCTAATCGAACTCTGTAAACATAACAAAGCAGGGTTTGAGCCTTTATACTGATGCCCTGATAAGACATTTCTAAAGCCGCCCTTAACTGTCCATTCTTTACGCCATAAATTTGTTTGCCCTGACTCTAAAGCTTCAATTAATTCATTAACAATTAATTTCTCTGGTTTAACATAATCTTTTTTGGCTTTTCGGCCATTCATTACAGTCATAATTTTTTAGGATAAATGAAAAAGAAAAGCCTAGAATTAACTAGGCTCTAAAAATACATAGGTGCAATAATCTCCACCCAATAAATGAGGTAAATAGGAGATGCCCCATTTAAAATTAATATCCTCTAAAACATCAACACAATTAGTTAACCCTAATTGCTTTAATGTTTCATCAATTAATTTTTCTTCCTGATCTTCAAGCCCTGATGAATCGCCATTCATTAGGTATGATGCCCAATAAATTGGAAGCTCTTGTTTAATTTCTTGCATGATTTTAAAAAAATGAAAAAGGGGAAAATTATTCCCCAATTTTTTTATTTGAAAGGTGGATTTTCAAAATCGCATTTCTCATATAAAGATTTGTAATTTGAAATAAACCAAAGTATGTTTTTTAATTTGATTCTTTCATTTTTAGTTAATCTATAATCTGGAGGTAAGTTGTACTCCAGATCTAAAAGATTTTCTGAAGCGTCATGTATAAGACATAACGCTTTTTCTTTTTCCTGATGATAAATAGAAGTCATTTTTTAACCTCCTAATAAATTATCTAAAACACTTTGCTCAACCTTTTTGGCTTTTAAGTCTCCAAGATATTGAGTTATGTGTTTTTGGGTCGTTCTTGACCAGTTTTTAGAAGTCCTGATGCAATACCCATTTTTTAAACGGGCTGCAACTGGTGTGTCATAAGAAATAAATATCTCATGGTCAGGAAATTGAAGGAGCGTTTTTGACGCTCCGAGTTTTTTAATTTTCATTTTTGTTAAGTTCCTTTGTTTCTGGATCGTAATTAATTTTCTTTTCTAACTTTGGGAACAACTCGAAAGTTGATCCCCAATTACAGCCAGCGAAATAGATTTCAAATTCTTCTTCAGACATTTAGA